GTTTCTTCTGAGCATCGCAGGAGTTAAGTGGTTGGGTCCAGGATTCACATCGAAAGTTGCAAATTGGATCGGGAAATCCCAGAAGATGACAGTACTTCAGTTCGTCTATGATCTTCTTGATTCGATTCATATCTTGATTGAGATTGGTTCTGAGTATCTGACTGGTGATCGGACGTTGATGGAAGTGATTCTGTCTCCTGATCCCGTTGGACGTGCTGTAGAGAAGACTCTGTCATTGGTCAATCGTAGTGAGATGATTACACTTGGACTTCCGCGCCCTGGGTATATGATGATTAACGATTATGTGAATGAACTCATCGGTTTGGTCGATTTTTTGATCAAGTCAAAGAAGAAGTTGTCACCATTTTCACCCATCAGTAAGCGTGTTGAGCAAGCCATCACTGCAGGTTCTGAAGCTTTGGATGCGAAGTTGAACTATGTGAAGAGTCACAATCGTCCTGTGCCTTATGGTGTTGTTCTTTACGGACCATCAGGCATAGGCAAAGGCCCACTTTTGAAGTACTTTGTCAGGATTATGGGAGATGTGAGGCAACGAGAGTTCAGCGACGGACAACTGTATCGTCGCTCTGCTATCTCGGAGTATTGGGAAGGTTATCAACCCTTCTCTCAGCCATACATTCATTATCCTGAAGTTGCACGAATCAAGCGTACTCGAGCAGCTGCATCTGGTGATCCTGCGATAGACGAAATTCTGGAATTGATAGATTGTAATGCATTTAGTTGTAACACAGCTTTTGCAGATAAAGGCAAGGTTTTTGCCTACCCAGAACTCGTCATTATGGACACCAACAACCCGGACTTGAATGCTGATGTACTTTATCACTGTTCTGCTGCCTACAAGAGACGTTTTGTTTATATTCGTCCTGTGGTTAGAGAAGAATTCAGAATTGACGGAAGTTCATCATTAGACCCCATCAAGGCACAATCTCATGAAGGTCATCCACTTGATCTTTATCACTTTTATATCGAGAAGTTCAGTATGACGACAGAAGAGCGTAAAACTGTATTTCATGGTTCGTTGAGTGAGGTCACTGAGTTTCTACATAGGGACATGTCAACACATGTTGCGTTGAATGCTTATCTACGTGACAACGTTTATGGTGTCGACACATGTTATCCCGCGAGTGGAGATGAGGGTGTTGTTCATGATGATGAGCAGTACAAGTCAGGTATGGAGTCCGAGCAAGATTCAGTCTCTTATGATGATGCAGATTATTCACAGGCGTCAGACAGTGAAGGATCCGATGATTCGGGTCTTTTATCTTATGATGAGAAGATACAAGCCTATGAAGACGCATCATCGAGTGACTACAGTGATGATGAAGAACAACGCTACATGAAGTCTCGAGGTCCGCAAGTTGCAAAGGCTGGTCAGAAGTGGAGGATTGTGTCTCAATCCGGGATATATATACCTCCATACATTCTTGAACACCCTGCTGTCACGTATGTCCAAACAGCCATTTCTGAACAGTTGATGGAATGGTTTTTTATGTTTGTTCGTGCGTTGGCAACATGGTTGGCGTGCCTGGTCGTGG